TCAATCCTGTACCAGCACCTGATATATCTTGGCCGTCTGGTGAAACATAAAATACATTTTTTGATTCTTCTAATGACTCCCAAGTAGTGTCTTTACTTGGTAGAACTTTGATTGCATCACCTGGATTACCAATATTTAAATTTGCTTCTTCAGAAGTGTATGTTCTTACATCACCTCTGTATTGAAGAACGTTAGAATTTCCGCCTTCAATTACTGTTTGCCAGAAATTTTCTTGTGTGTATTCTATATCAAGATCTGGTCTTGATGCTGATTGCGATGCAGTGTGTCTTTTAATACAACGATATAGTGTTCCGTTATATGTAACAATATCACCTAAGAAATAATTATTTGCTACTGGAGCCGCATTAACTAAAAAAGTTTCTTGCCAGTTTCCTCTAAATCTATCTCCGTCAATTAGTGTCTGCCAATAGTTGTTTGAATAAATTGTAGTTAATGTACCATTATACATTCCAGAGTGATTATAACAAACTAGATAGTTTTCTTTATATGCATCTCTTGGTACAATGTATTGAACATATCTCTCAGTTGCCGCCGCAAACCCTGAATCATATGCTGTCGCATCTGCAACTTGAATACCGTCTAACCAGTAAGTTACACCATTATCTAAGAAGTTATATTGGCCTCCATCCCAGAAACCATCAACTGATGTGCTTAGGTACAACGGGTGTGTTAAGTTTGAACTATCGCTTTGATCAAATTTGTATGTGTTTCCTTCTACTAAAGTAAGATTACCTTGTTCTACACCGTCAACATAATATTTGTTTCCACTTCCTGGATCACCTACTGTAATAGCAACATTGACTGTTGTTAATTCATCATCAGGTTCACTACCTTGGCTATCTCTTAATGCAACATATAGCCAGCCACCAAATCTTACAACATCGCCGGTTCTATAGTTGGTATTAATATCCCAATAAGAAGCAATTTCCTGATCGTCTGGATTTTGATTATACTGACCACCCATTCTATAACCTTGAGTAGTAAGTTCCCAATCTCCAGTATCTTGTGTAATACCATTAACACTTGGAACACTGTTAGTATTAATAGTTAATGAAGTATAACTATATCCGCCGTACTTAACAATATCTCCTGGCTGATAAACTTCTTGTTCATTCCATTGTAACTCATATTCATATCCTGGTAACCAGATATCAAAGAAACTTTCAGCAAATGTTATAGAAGAATTGTGTCCTGTGTTACAACGCCAAATACTTGGACCAAATCGAACAATATCGCCTACCTTATATCTCTCATGTTTAATAAGAATTTGATTACCAGTACCACCTTCTACATTAATAGGATTTCTGTCTGCAAGAGCATCATTTTTTCTAAAGTGTAGAGTTATATTATTGCCATCGACTAATCTTACGTAGTAAAATGTATTGTCAGTTAATCCTGATGCTACAGTACCTTCGCTTGAATATTCAACCATATCACCGGTTTGGAAAATATGACTTTGAACTGTTACAATACCACCTGTAAGACTATCAATACTTAATTCAGAACTTGGAATCCAATGTCCTTTGTACTCAATACCACTAATTAAAATTTCCCATTCAGATGAATCTTCTTCGAGTCCTAGTCCGTCATTGTTTGAACTAAGATGTCCAGTTAAGCAACGATAAACAATACCACCGTAACGAACAATATCATCTTTTCTATATCGTGTTCTCGGTGTCCAAATATCTTTCCAGTCGTCTGATCTAGTTACTGTTTGCCATTTAGGTTGGTCAAGTTCTAATCCTGAAATTGTTGTAGATGATGTATGCTCTAATGTACAACGATAAACAATACCGTTATATTTTACAACATCTCCAATTCTGTAAATTACTTGAGGTTGCCATTCGTAACGCCAGTTATGTCCTGAAACTTGTAATCTCCAGTTACCAAAATCATTAGCGCCTATTACTGCTGGTTCTTGTACATTAATATAAGAACCTTTGTCTAAACTGTTTACAGTTCTATCAAAGTAATATAACTTGTCTGGAGCATTTTGTGGAACTGTCCAACGAATTTCTCTTGAACTTGCTTCTGCAAAATTTGCAACATAAGTAGAGTCGGTAACTTCAGTTCCGTCTAAATAAAATGTAAATCCATCTGTGTAATAATCAACTAGTGGAGTATCTTGGTTTGCACCATCTTCATATTTACTAAATGCAAGCGGGTGTTCTTGACCACCGAACGTGACATTTGTTGTGTCTGTTTGTGAAAACGTATATGTACTACCTTTTTGGAAAGTAATAACGTTTCTTTCAAAGTTGTTTAAGTAAATTGAGCCCGTTGAACTTTTTGCGTATCCTGTTGTTGTATATCTTCCTGTGTCGTAACCAACTGTAACATTAATAGTTGTAATAGTATCAGGTGCTTCGTACTCAGTTGAATCGTGTCCTACAATACAAGAATATAATTCGCCGCCGTACTTAACAATGTCATTAACTTTGTAATACCTATTAGGAACCCAATCCTGAACCCACTGATAACCATCTGTCATCTGTGTCCATTTGGGAATTTCTTGATTTAAGTAATCAATATAAAAATCTGGATCCGATGTATGTCCATTTAAACATACAAATGTTTTACCACCGTAACTTACAATATCGTCTTTAATATATTGTTTACTAGTCTGCCACGGTCCGGTCCATCTAAATCGGATTCTATCAATTTTAAATTCAGCCATTTGCTTTCTTTCCTAATATTACTTGTATTTAACCATTATGGAGATACCCCATCTGGAAAATCGTATTCTTGGTTAATTCTAACAACTAAGTTTCCTTCGTCATCCACATAATATACTAAATTTCTATCATCCCACCTAAACTGTTCATAGCGCAGGTTGTCATATGATGTATTATGCTCTTCGTCTCGTCCTTCAAAAAATTCAATTCCTCTTTGAAAATCTGGATAATTTTCTGTTGGATCGCCTGGTTTATTTAATTGTACGCCGTCACTGCTTTTCATTTGGTCTGATTTTACCAAGTATAGATCGCCATCTTGTGTTCTACGTAAACCGTAAAAGTATCTACTTCCTTTTACTGTTTTTAATAGTGTTCCTACTTCTGTACCTTGATAAAAACTTGACATAATCTATTCCTTAACTTACAATATTAATTGTATTCCCCATGTTACTATGCGCTGAACATTGGTAATACAATGTTGCTGGAGCATTCATTGGTACTGTGAATGTAATAACTCCAGTTGATGCATTATTATTTGCAACTCCTGAACTATATGCTACACCGCCATCTGCTACTCTAATTTCAAATGGATGACTACCACCACTGTTGTTTACAAAGTAATATGTCATTCCACGCATTAAGTATAGTGCTGGATCATTAGTTGTTGTTGGAAATCCTGGTCCAGTAAATGTATAATCTGAAGTTCCATTAGCACCAATTGTCCAAGTAATGCTTGCTCCGTTTTGTGGAGCCCAACTTGTTCCATTATATGCAACTGCCGCGCCAATAACTGCGTTTGCTGTACTAACGTCTGACAATTCATTAAGTGCTTGTGCGCCCAACGCTCCATTAAAATTAATTGTAAGAGTGCCGTCAGTAATTTCAGTTGCAATATCAGTTCCACCAGCGATTGTTAATGTATCTGTTAATGTACTAGCAGATGTTGAACCTGTATCAGCCGCAATAGTTTCCCATAAGTTTTGATCTGTTGACTGATCAACAACAAATTCTAATCCATCTCCTGCAGAATTAACTTTAACGAATCTGTTTGCCGCGCCAGTAAATGCACTAGGAGTATCTGTTAAATTTGTAAAGGCACCGCCAAATAATGTTGGAGTGTTTGTAAAGTTCGTATAATCTAAAAAGTATGCACTATCAAATCCGTCAAGTGTGTCAGCGTCAAGACCTGAACCGCCTGATGCAATGTCAGCGCCAGGAGCCCACTGAGCACCATCCCATTTAAGTACATCACCTGTTCCAGGAGCAGAACTTGATACGTTACTTAATGCTCCAACTGGAATTGTTGCAACTTCAGCCGATGTAATTGCACTACTAAATTCTAAACCGTCGCCTGCACTGTTTACTCTAAGTAATCTTCCGTTTGAGCCAGTGTATGCACCGGGCGTATCTGTTAATGCTGTAAATGCACTAGAACCACCTTCAGTTGCTACATTGCCAGGAGCCCATTCATTATTAGAAGCGTTCCAAACTAATGCTTGGCCATCACTTGGTGTTGCTGAAGCAATGTCTGATAATTGGTCTAGTGTTGAAGATTGGTCAAGTACTTTTCTCCAAGAATTGTCATGAGCATAATAAACACAAGCATCAGCAGTGACCTTCGCTAACATTCCGTCATATGTAGTAGGATTAGGAAGATCGGAATATTCATCAAACAAGAATGTAATCTTATTACTACCATCTGATGTTGGAGGAAAAGAGTTTAAAACATTATTGACAACTACCGTTAATTGGTCACCATCGCCTAATGCTGTGTATAACTCTGTAAAGTTATTATTAATTTTTGTAGCGCCGGCTCTAAGATTGTCACCTTGTCCATCATTTGGAAGAACCCCTACGTTAACTACTTGTTTTGTCATATCTTGCTCCTACCGCTCCTATGTTTGATCATATGTAATATTGTTATTGTCCATTGTAAGGTTAGTATTATCCCATTCTTTATCACTATCTGTAATAGTAATTGCATCACCGGCATACTGTATTGCACCTTCATTTGGACCTTGGTTAATTCTTACAACTAGTTCACCTTCGTCATTTACATAATAAAATAAATTAGCATCGTCCCAACGGAACTGTTCGTAATTTAAATTCTTATATGTTAAGTTATGTGCAGAATCTCTACCTTCAAAAAATTCTCCGCCTTCGTCAAAGTCTGTATAGTTGTCTACTGGATCACCTTCTTTATTAATTTGAATAGTATCATTCAAACTTAATTGATCTAGTTTTCCTAAAAATAATTCACCGGCATCGGTTCTACGTAACCCATAAAAATATCTCTCTCCAAGATTATCTTCAATAGTTTCTGTAATACTCTGACCTGTGTACCATTGTGACATATTACACTATCTCCACAAAACTCATTACGCAGTCTAAACTGTCGTTAATATCTGATTCAACATATAATATGTTTGTTGAACCTAAAATAATTTTTTCACCACCATTTAAAACTTTTAATGTTGAATTAGGTGGAACTAATACATCTTTCAAGTAATAACCTACTACAGATGTATCGTCAGCAATTAATACACTAGCACTTACAACAGATGATGTTAAGTTTGCCAAACTTAATCCAATAACAGTTGCTCTTGCACTTGGTGGTGCTTCGTAAACTGGTACTCTTACTGTTCCTATACTTTTTTCTACTTTATTTTTAAAAAACGTTGCCATTTTATTATCCTATCGTAACTGCCATTTTAATTGCAATTTCTTCTGCATCTTGTGCTGATACAGCACCCGAACTACCTGCTACTGATACCCAAATTCCAGTAGGATCATAAATCTCAACCCTGTCGTCATCAGTATTAAATCTCATCATTCCTGTTTCTGGTGTTGGATGTCTGTTTGACAAATCACCTACTGGAATAACAAATCCGCCTGTACCTTCAATTTTAAAGTAACCTTGTCCGGTTTGGGCAAGTGTAGTAATTGCGCCGGGTACAGTATTAGTTATCGAATTTTGATTGAAACCAAAATTCTCTACAACAACTCGTCCTGTTCCGTTGGCTCTTAAATTAAGATCTGAGTTAGTTGTAACTGCTCTTACAGTATTTCCTTCAATTTCAATGTCGTCAACTGCTAGTTTAGCAACATTAAATCTAGTAGTATTTACATCTGCTACTAATTGTCCACCAGCATAAAAATATAAAGTATCATCATCTGCGCCTGGAGTTGCTTCTGCTAAAATGTAAGTATCTTGGTCCACATCTCTTACACCATTTAGTGTAATCCATTGTCCATCATATCCTTCAAACACATCGGTATCAGTGTTATAACGTAACATACCAACTGTTGCACTACCTGGACGTTCTGCTGTTGTTCCTCTTGGAATTGTTAAACTACCAGTTGAGTTAATATCAACTCTTTCACTGCCTGGTTCTAAAATAATATCAGTATTTGCTGAAATAATATTTGTTTTAAATGCTAAGTCGTCAATTGTAATGCTACCAGTACCGCTTGCACGTAATTCTAAATCTTGGTTTGTATTTGTTGTTTGAATAACATTAGTATTAATATTAATGTCATCAATTTGTGCTTCGCCAGCATATAAATCTTTCCAACTGTTTGTAATAGTACCTAATGTAAATGCGCCATCTTGACTTGGAACTAAGTTGCTTGAAATTCCTGCAACAATTTCAATACTATCAGTTGATTCGTCACCAAGTGTAATGTTTCCGCCAATAGTAACATCACCAGTTACATCAAGATTACCTGTAATATTAACATTGTCAGCAAAGTTAATAATACCATTAGATGAATCTAAGTTTAAATCTCCACTTAAACTTTCAACAGTGTTGCCACTTAATCTAATATCACCAGTTTGTACGTTATCTCCATTGATAATTGTTGTTGACGACCCTGTACTAAATCTTACACTTTGTAAAGTGTCAATGTTAAAGTTTGCATTAGTAAAGTTTACAGTACCATCTGCTTGATTAACATGGAAAATATTTCCTACTCTAAAATCACCTTTGTGATCTACTGAACTATAATAAACTTGAGCACTATTTAATTCTGTAACTTCTTGACTTTGTATTACTGTTGTCGGATCGTTATCTACTTCTTTGCCGTTACCAATGTAAGCAAGGTTTTGTGAGATAAGATACATAACAACACCATTACCGTCGCCATATATTCCGTAATTACCATATACACACGCACTACCAATTGAACGAATTTCACAACCAAAGTCTGAAAAGTCTGCAAGTTCAATTGCTGTAGCATATGCACCACTACTAAATGATATTTCTTGTATTACCTGTGTCTCATCTTCAAATGTATTTGAACTGTCTGCACCGTTAAATCTTAAAAGTAAAACAGTATTAATATCGTTTGCGACTTCACCTAATGGTAAAACATAACTTCCTAATGTGTATCTAGCAGTAGAAGAAATTCTAACATCATCTATATAACCGCTAAACTCTTCTGCTGAACTATCATATCTTGCACCAATAACAATTGGCTTAGTACTTCCTAAATCTGAACCGAATGCATTATCACTGTCAACTCTAGTTCCGTTAACATAAAGATTGATTGTCGTTGCTGAACGTGTTACACTAATATGGTGCCATGTTTCGACTGCTAATGACCCGCTGTCTGATAATATTTCTGCGCCATTATAATAAACTTTAGTAACTCCGTTATCGGTATACAAATATAAGCCTGTATCTGTTCCTGTACCTGCTCTAAAGTCAACTAATCCTCGTATTCCTGTAAATCCGCCTATGTTAGCATAGAACCAACCTTCGATAGTAAATTGTCCAGTACCAAAGCCGAAATCTGTATCACTAGCAGTAGAAGCACTGTCGCCAGTACCGTCTAGCATTAAACTTCCGGTTCCAAATTTCTTAATCGTTGTATCGAGTTGAGCGTCACCGTTGGCTAAAATTGTTTTTCCTGTACGCTGATACTTTGTTTCTATGCCTGAAACATTTCCATTTAGATAGATGTAATTTCCGTCAACTTCATTTACAGTTGCACTTACAGTTGCTCCATTAGAATCAACATATTGAAATGTATTTCCAACAGCAGGAGTACCGACTAGTCCGCTTAACTTAGTTTTTGTACTACCTGTACCTTTTAATCCGTTAGCACCGTTTTCACCTACGATTGCTTTATCAGCAAAGTAAACAAAACTGTTTAGCCATTCAATTCTTGCACCGTTGGTTGCTTGTAATCCAATACCACCTGGTGTAATAAATGTTACACTGTGGAACAACATACTTGCTTCACGTGAATTAGCAGTTGCTTTTTCACCGTCAATTAATGCTCCTCGTCCAGCATCACCTTGATCAAACCCTCTTGGATCGCTTGCAGATGTTACACTGCCTTTTGTAATTACTGAAACATTTTTAATATAAGGTGATCTTGTTGTTACTTCAAAATTATTTGCAAAACTAAATGCCCAGCCTGTATTGTTTATATTATCGTAATAAAAATCAGCAACAGTCAAGTTCATTACACTTGTTTCACCTTGTAACACAAACGCATTGTTGTTGTTTGTTCCTGCTGTTGGAACAATCTTAACCGATCTAATGCCTTCACCAATAATAGTTACGCCTGCTGGAACATTCAGTGGAAATATTTCTTCGTATTCTCCTGGATAAATGTGAATTGAATCGCCTGCGGTTGTCTGTGTTAATGCATGGCTAAGTGTAGCA